GAGACATCTCATCATAAGAAATTGAGATATTTGACTGAGTTGAATTTTCAAGCAAATATCCTGCTGCATCCTTAGCACGATTATCTGTAAAGTACTTATTTGTAGAGCCTTCTGTTAGGTTGTCAGTATTGGAATCTGCTACACCATTTTCTGCTGTAATAGTAAGTCCTGAACCTGTACCTGTAATTGTAATATTTGAAAGTGTTGCATTAGTCAAAAGATCTGCTGCTGAAGTTTTAGCACGACCATCTGTAAAGTAAAGGTTTGAACCCTCTTCAATATCAGTTGTTGAAAGTGCATCAATTGCTGTTGTAATTGCTGTATTACGGTTTGTTACTTCAGTTGAAATTGCTGAATCTGTATAACCATTTGCATTTGTTTCTGCCTGTCCAGCTTTAGTTGTAGCATCTGATGCTGCAGCTGCAACTGCATCTGTGTATGCTTGTCCCGCTACTGTATCAGCATAACTTTCTGCGTTAGTTTGTGCTGTTGTAGCATAGCCCTGGGCTGCTGTATCAAGAGTTGAAATCTCTGTATCAACATAACCCTTTGTTGCTGCATCTGTTGTAGAAACTGGTGATGAAAGGCTTGTTACTGTATGAGTTCCACCAAAATCAAGGTTTCCAGTCATGCTGTCGCCAGCCTTTAGAACCTTATTACCAATCGCTGTTGCAAGACCAGTAGCCATATCAGTATCATCGCCAAGAGCAGCTGCTAATTCATTAAGAGTGTCAAGAATAGCTGGTGCACCATCTACAAGTGCTGCAATTTCATCATCAACGTACTTCTTTGTTGCTGAATCTTGATCTGCAGTTGGGTCTGAAAGACCAGTAATCTTATAAGTACCAGCAGCAAGATCGCTACCAAGTGTCTTATTAGAAATTGTTTGTGTATCTGTAGTACCTACAATATTTCCAGTTACTCCGTGTGCTGAAGTTGCTGAAGTATGATCGTCAAGATTGTCTTGAACTCCAGCTGCTACGCCTTCTGTATAAGACTTTGTTGCAATTTCATTACCTGCAGAAACGGAATTAACATATGCTGCACCATCTGGATTAAGAACAATATCTCCAAGAGTTGATGTAACATTTACATCTCCAACTGTTGATTTAAGATTTAAATTGCCATAGTTAGCCTGAACATCAAAATCATGACTTCCTGAACGAACAGCAATTTCACCTTCATTATTAATTGTTACACCGTCTGTAAAGTAAAGTGTATCTATTACTCTCTTATTTGAAAGATCTTGTGAATCAGTTGTTCCAACTACTGTACCAGTTACTCCATGAACTCCAGAAGATAGACCTTCATGTGTTGAAAGATTTGATGCTACATATCCTGCTTCTGTTGCTGCAGTTCCTGCTGCATCGTATGCTGCAGATGTTGCATCAAGTGCTCTTTGATTTGTGAAGTATAGGTTTGTTGTACCTTCATCAAGATCATCTGTAGTTGAATCTGCTACGCCGTTTTCTGCCTCAATAGAAAGAACTCCACCAACATTTGTAATCTGAATGTTAGTCTTTGTTGCACCTGTTAATACATCCTTAACACGAGCATCTGTATAATACTTATTTGTTCCTTCTGCAAGATCTCCAGTATCATGGTTTGAAATATCTGATACTTGACCAGTTAAGTTTGCTGTAATTGTTCCTGCAGCAAAATCACCATTACCGTCACGCTTTACAACTTTATTTGCTTCATTAGCAGAAGTTGCTGTTCCACCAATCAGACTAACAATGTAGTCTTGATCATCTTGCTTCTTTGTAAGAACATCATAGCCGTTAACTGTTGCTGTAGAGCCTTCAACAATTAAACCATACTTAATTTTAAAATCTTTATTTACTGTTGCCATTTCTTATCTCCTTGTTGGTTATGCCTTGAGTCCCATACGAGCAAATCGTACAGTCACAGGCGTAATACCCACTACAGGAGTTATGGTTAAATTAACCGTAGCTCCTACCCTAGAGACGCTAATGGTGCCAATATTCCCATCATTGTCTATTGTTCCATATTCGCTGACAGATACATTTGCACCGTCAACTAAAATTGTCATTTCTGTTGCATAAAACTTGTTATCCCCATTAGATGTTTTATTAATAGAGATTAAATACTTAACCATTCTATATGCAGTTGCATCAAAGTTATCAAAAACTGTTGCGTTTGTGATTCCCTGAATAGTATTTTCATTATTACCAGTACTTCCAAGATCTGTTGCTTGTGCAGCAAGCGTATCAATTAAATCTACATAATCTTCCTGTGTAGGACGATCTCCTGTTTGAAATTTGCTCTTTATTGAGCTTAATGAAAGTTTGGCCATGTGCCAATTATAGCATATTTATATTAAAGTATATAGTTACTGAAACCAATAATTTGAAGCGGAATTGGAGGAATAGCGTTTGGACCTGCTGCTTCAATACGTATTGCACTAAACTTAATTCTAAAAGGAAGAGTTGAACTAATAACAGCAATGTTTGCTGGTGAGCTTATAGAGGTTTTAATAGAAAAATCTGATTTAATTCTTTTTGTAACTACTGGCCTTGTTTCATAAATTTTAACAGAAGCCATTATGCAGTCACATCTTCAAGGACAATAAGTTTGCCTTGAGCTACCGTCCAAACTATTGCATCTTCACCTAGAGATACCTCAATATCAAAAATATCATTTGTATTAAGTGTAAGAGTTTGTGCTGCCGTTAATGAAACAGTAAATTCTCCAACTAAATCATTAGCATCTTGAATTGGTGTCAAAGTGTAAAGAAGTGTTGCATTATCTGTAATTACTCCAGGAACTACTGGTGCTGTTGGACGCTTAATCTGCATAGATATGTTCCAATCAGGAATATTCAACGGTACTTTTGCATCATCTGTTAAATATACCTTAAATGCTGAAGTATCCCCTCTTACAAATGTCCAATTAACAAATGGTGGAGCTTCTCCAATATCGTATGTAGATGCTTGTCCTCTATATGTAGCCATTTTTATATTATACCACTATGAAAACAGCATTTATAACAATTTAAAATAATTTAAACAAATATCACTAAAACTTGCTTTTTGGGGAATTTAGATGCTATACTTAGATAGTGCTACCAACTGGTAGCATCTTTAGTCTCTAGGAGGTTATTATTATGAGAAGAGATAAAAAGGTTTGGATTGGAATCCTTGCACTACTTGGGTTGATTGCTCCTGTGAGTAATTCAGCCAATGCTTTAAGTACCGAAAATAATCTAAGTAAAACAGAAGTTCCTGCTACATCAACCGCCAAAGCGGTTTTTTTAGTTTCTAAGCCAAAAAGTCTTATTGCTGTAAAAAAAGACCTTAATAAATTAGAAAAATATCAAAATATTACAAGACAGTTAACTGATCGTGAACTTAAAGATCTTTTAGCTTCTGTTGGCTTTACTGGCAAAGGACTTATAAAGGCTTGGGCTGTGGCTAAGAAGGAGACTAATGGTCGTCCTATGGCTTTTAACGGCAATTCTAAAACTGGTGATAGTTCAATGGGTTTGTTTCAAATTAATATGATTCGTGATCTTGGTCCAGAACGTAGAACAAAATTCGGTCTTAATTTTTCTGCGGAATTATTAAATCCTGTTATAAATGCTCAAATTGCCTACTACATGAGTAATGGTGGGAAAGACTGGTCTGCTTGGCATGGACTTACACCTAAAACAAAAATGTGGATGAAGAAGTTTCCTGTTTAAAAAGGAAGTTCTTTATTGAGGGTAATAGGGTATTCTTCATTACCCCTCATAAAAATAGTTGTAAAGTATCTTTCAACATTATCTAATACTGGAAGTGAGCCATGTAAAACTTCTCCTCCATGCATTAACGCTGATCCTGCTTTTGGTTTAATTGTAATACCTAGTTCTGGATAATCAATCTCTCCTCCAAGGTAATTATCATTATAATAAATGACTAATCCATATCCTAAATAATAACCTTTAGGTGTTGTATCATTATCACGATGATTTTTAATTTGATCACCCTTTTTATATCTAGAAATTTTAAGTTCTTTTTCACAATAAAAATATGATGTAAATATATAATCTATTTTATCAAAAATTATTTTTTTACCAAGTTCTTTATGATCATGTAAAAATAAACTTTTATCGTACCACATTGTACCTGCAGAGTTTTTATCATACCATTCTTCTACATCTGCATTATTTATAATATTTAATATTTCTTTTATTTCAGATTTATCTAAAAAATTTTCAATTTCATAAACATTTTCTGCAATTTTATTAATTACAAAGTTATACTTCATTTATCCAAACTTACTACTATGTATATGGTTTAATTCAATATGATTAATATTTAAGTGACTTGGTAGTTCAGATACCCAGCGAATAC